GGGGTTGTCTTTGCTGTTAGTGCTGATACTTTAATTGATGACATTTGTTACTCCGTTCTTATGTATTCAGGTGATGCTGTTGTAGATGTTTCAGTTCTAATATAAACACCTCCTCCTTCTATTTCAATCTCTAATTCTGGTGATTCAGCTGGGTCATATTCTCTCCACCACTGCTTGCGATTAGCTAACATAGCAAAAGTCTTCTGTCTCTTCCAATACATTTTACCCATACCTTAATTAAAGAGTTGTCTCTTTCTATGTGAAAACTTCTGTCTATCTTCTAGACTCAATAATTCCTCTACTATCTTCTTAAACATAGGAGCATAGGTAGTCTTAACTTTAGAATCAGTTCTATTAGCTATGGTCCCTCTACTAGGTGGAGTATAAGTTCCTCTACCTTTAGCACTACTGCTAGAGTCATTAGGTGTAGTAGTAGATATATGTTTATCTTTATATGTAGTAGCCTCTAGGTGCTTACCTATTCTCTCATTATGAGCTTTTAGTTCTTCACCTTTATATGTAGGAGCCTTCCCTTCTTTACTGACAGCTTCTAGTTCTTCTTTAGGGTCCATAATATTCTCTAGCATCCCTACTAGATTATCTACTTCACTATCAGGTTGTTCATCACCAGGAAAAAATAATTGATTATCTTCTAAGTATTCTTCCATAGACATATAATTTTTATCATTGTCTTTCTGATACTTATAATCTTCTTCATATTGAGCTACTATTATTCTAGACCATAGAGAACGAATCTTTTCTTTGATTCTATCTAAGTCTAATCCTGATGCACTATCTTTAAATATATCATTACTAATCATAATTCTTACCTCTAGTTTTGTTTCTGTGATTCTCCCTTAAGTTCCATTTATGTCTATCAGCACCAAATGATTTATAATCAGTACCATATTGAAAGTTAGTACAGAATGTCTGCTTAAACTTAGCCTCTCCACCACACGTAGAACATACTTGTGGTTCTTCCCTATTCTTGTAAGAAACTATTGTTTCTGTAGAGTGGTCTTCATCACACTTAAATTCGTATATAGGCATACTCTAAACCTTTTAATTAATTAAGAATAACCCCCTCAGTATCGAAGGGGTTACGTCTTAATCAACTACTAAGCAGCAGGAACTACAAATGCTAAAGCAGCATCGTTGCGTAATTCTTTAACTCCGTAGATAGTATCAGCAGTAAACAAGTCACCTAAGTATTCTTGTTTGTATTGCGTCTGAGTACGAACACCCATCTGCTCTGCAAAGACTGCGGCATCTTTGTGCATCAACATACCTACACGCTCAGTACCAGCAGCAGAACCAGCAGAACCACCACTAGCTTTAACAGTAGGGCAGTTAGTTGAGATGTATACATCAACACCGTAGATTTGACCAATCTTACCAGTCTTAATTGCATCACCATTACCGATGTACTGTTGCTCAGTGAAACGATTAATACCTAGTAAATCGTTAGCTGCTACTGGTGGAATGATTAATGCACGATTATCCATAGGAACATCAGCATTATCAAGATTCAGTAAGAACGCACGAATACCATCATCATCGATGTCAGCTTCATTAGTACCAGTAAAGGCAGTAGCACCTGAACCAATAAACGCAGAACCATAAGTTTTATCTGTAGTAGCACCAGACTGGAAACCTTCTGCAAGATTCATTAAGTCAGTATCTACTTGTTTAGCTAGTGCATAACCAGCATCATCAGTATAGAACTTACGCATTGAAGATAGTGCTTGAATTTCAGCGATGTCTTCAATTAGTTTAGAGTATTCATAGTGAGTAGTGATTGGTACATCTACAACAGTGTTAGTAGAAGCAATCAATGTTACTTCTGCATCCGCTGCCTTAAGCGTAGCCGAACCTCTAGCAGGTACAGGAATGTGAATAGTATCACCTTTCTTACCTTTATGTGAAATTTTAGTCACTAAATTAGCAACTACCAAGTTTGATTTGTATGCACCGATAACTTCGTCTGACCATAGTTCAGGTATGAAGTTATTAGCAATACTGCGGGTTACCGCGGGTGAGCCTCCAAAAGCCATTTTATTTTCTCCTTAAATAGAAATATTATATATATAGTTATGTGACCCTTCCATCTGAATAAGCCGCAAAGATTTCATTCTGTAGCGACTCATACCTGTTAGGGTCTTCCATTTTTAATCGGATTAGGTCTGCCCTTCTATAGGACTTACCGTTTCCTTTTGAACCCGAAGCACTCCTTGATTCAGTAGTAGCTGCTTTAAGCTTCGTCTGTCTATCTTCCTCTGCTGCTTGATTAACTGCTTGTGTCTTAGAGACCATAGAACGGTCTTTCCAATTATTAAGTAGCTCATTAGCTGCATCAAAATTATAGGCATCCGCTGCTTGAAATAACTGCATACGAATAGGACTACCTTGTACCCATTCTTGAAACTTATTGTCTTGAATGACATCAGTAAAGTCTGGGTGGGTTTGTTCCAGCTGTATCTTACTCGAGGCTTGTGCCTGTTGAGCTTGAAACTCCTGGAACTCCTGGAACTTAGGATGGTCTTCAATCATTTGATTAACCGCTTTATTAGGGTCTTCGAAGAAGTCTCCCATCCTATCTTCCTCTTGTGTTTCTTGTGAGGATGTTTGTTGTGGATTATTCTGATTTCTCGTCACTTCAGCTTGCAGGAAACTATCAGATAACTTTCTTAACTCACCTACTTCTTGTGCCTTTCGACCCAATTCTTTCTCTAAGTTAGTATAACTATCTACAATATCTTCTACACTCTTACCGGCAAACTTATCAGGAATTATACTAGATGTTGTATCTTCAATTTCTATATCAGAAACTTCAGAAACTTCAGATAGTTGGTCTATACTTGATACCTGTTGTTCTACTGATTCGTTTGTTATTGGTTCTTGGTGTATTACTTCTGCTGCTGGAGTTTGGGATTCAGCGTCCACTACTATATTACTCATATCTTTAGGTCTCCGTCCCATTAGGGATTATGGATTTAATTAAAATGGAGTCAGACTAAAGGCCTAATTCTTCCATCGCTACTTTAGTTGTTTCCTCTAAAGACAATATCTGTCTTAAGATTGACAACTGACCCTTGTTAAACCAAAGGTCTTTTTTAGATTCTATTGAATCTAAATTATTGTATAGTTGTTCTAGATTATTAAATTCTTCAATTAAGTCTAGCCAACCATCTTGTTCTGTTAGTGATATTCTATCGTTATAGAACTTTCTATCACTCTCTGTTATTAAAGGCGTTTGCATAATTTAGCATTGTCTCCGATTTGAGGTGCTCTATTTCAGGTATGTTTCTGACTGTCTCACTATTTACATTCTCTGTATCAGCCTGTAATTTATCTATAGAAGCTAACTCTTTCTGTAACTTAACTATCCTTTCTTGCATATCTAATTCAGTAGGTTGTTTAATACCTGCTTCAGCTGCATTCTTCATAGCTTTAGTTTGTTCTTCCTGTGCTTCAGCTAGAGTCTTCTGAATATCAGCCTCTGCTTGTTTCATCTGAAGTTCTAATTGCATCTGTTGAATTTGTTGTTGTTGTGGGTCAGGTTGCATACCCTGCATTAAAGCATTCACTACCTGGTCTCTATTGTGCATACTAGAGTTCTGGAATACAGATACTAATAGTATATTGAAAGCAGGTGAATCTTTAGGGATTGACTGTAACATAGAGACCATCTGTTGCATCTCTAACTCTTTAGCCATAATACCCATAGTAGAATAAGGTACAAACTTGTAATCTGCAACTGGGTATCTATCTACATCAAACTGAATCTTTCTCCACATAGTCTTATTAATCATAGGGATTAAGAAGGTATTTTGGAAGTTCATTAGAGTTCTCTTCTGTCTCTTAATAGATGCTGACTGCATCATAGACATACCACTAGAAGTAGCTCTGTCTGGGGCTGCTGTACTATCACTAGAACCAGTCCCCATCTGTACCATATTCTGTAGGGCTGATACTTGATTATAAGTCTGGGGGTCAGTCTGTCCTAAGGTCAGAGGCATAATAGCCTGTCTAGGGTCACCATTAGTAAGAATAGTCTTACCAGGTCTGACTTCTAGTTTGAGACCTCTAGGTAGACGAGTAGCATCTGCTGCCATCATCGGTGTAGTAGTTAGTGCTAGAGAGTCAATACGGGCTCTCATCTCAGCATCTAACGCTTTCTGAGGATTATACCCCTTCTCACATACACCTCTCCCCCAGAATTTATTAGGTACTAAGTCGTGTTGATAAGTTATGAAAGGCCTATCTTCCATCATAAATGGATTTTCTTCAGCTCTCAATATATACTTATCGTTAGCTATAGTTACGACTGCTTCTACTAATTCATCTTCATTATATTCAAAATCGTCCTTATCTACATCTTTATCTAGGAATCTTTTAGGTATCTTACCCCAATATTCACATATCTTAATTTGGTCTGAAGCATCTCTACTTATATATTCAGGGTCATAACCAACTTGAGCTACATCTACATCCCCTTCAATATCTAAATCTCTATATACCCCTCTCTCTATACCTTCATTGATGACATATCTGGGCTTGTATACTTCGTGAGCTACACCTAATGCTTCATCTATTGAGGTAGCACTGGGGTCTATTAGAAATTCTTTAGGTGATACAGGCTCTACTTTTACAGTTACAATATCATATTCCTTTAACTGTCTAGTAGTAGTCAGTGTCCCTTCGATAGGAACCTCTACAGGTTCTCTCTCTGTCTTTTCTTCGGTTATAATCTTGCCGATACCAGTACCATAGATAGCACCATTTAAGAATACTTCACATAGAGCATCTTTAACACCTGCTGCTTCTAGGTCTTCTTGTAATAACTTTCTTAGATATTCGACATCTTGGTTATCTCCATCCATAACATCATCTTGGATATCAAACCATTTACCTCTACCGAAGGTAGCTTCTTCAATCTCTGCTACTGATGACTCTACTGCTTGTTGTAATGCAGGAGCAATAATTCTAGACTTCTCTGATTGTCTACTTCTATCTTCAGATGCCCAAATACCACGCCATAGACGATAATATTCATCCCAAGATTTTAAATAATTACCATCTCTATGCTGTCTCCAAACTTCTAATCTAGTTTGTAACCAGGCAGCTAATGCTTTGTAATCATTATCATCTTCTTCAAACATAACTAATATCCACTAACTTCATCATAAGGTTCCCAATCATCTTCTAATTCAATAGTGTGCATAAAGTCTGCAACACTCACCTGGTCTATATAAGCCAAGGCATCTATAATATCATCGTGAGTACCTTTAGTAGGGAACTCAATTAACTGTGTCTCTAAATCCTTAATGTAACTAGGGTCAGGGTTAAATTTAATCTTACCGTGTTCTAACCTTCCTTGTAGTGCCCAGGTGATTCTATCTGCTTTCTTCTTACCACCGTGAGTTACATCCGTAATAGGTACCCATCTTCCATTAGCTCTCATCTCATCCTCTAAATAAGGGAGGATAGCATTCTTCAATGCACCTGCTTCGATACCTACAGTAGTGACTTCATTTTCAATAGCCGTCTGTAGAATTTTCCTAGCGGTTTCTTTAATGGACCAACGACCGTGAAGTATAGATTTAACCCACCAAGTATCACCATCGATTTTAACGAGAGCAATCGCTGTTTCATCCAACTTAGAACTTTTAATACCACGTTCTCTCTCCACTTGTTCATAACCGGCAGGGTCAACTGCCATAACATAGTTACCTTCTTTAGGTTCTTCATCTTCTAATTTAATCCAATTACTCTTAAATATACCACCTGTAAAAGAAACAAAACTAGCTTCGAACTCTTGTCTGAAGGCTTGGGTAGACATAGTATCCCTAGCTACTGCAATCTCCTCTGGGTCTAGTAGAGGGTTATCTGTAGAATTATATTGGAATGCTTCCCAGTCTTCCTTACTCTCTTTACCTGCTTCCTGCCATATATCATAGAAGTGATTCTTACCTGCGGGAGTACCGATAAATAACGCACCACCCTTGACATCTGCTAGTGTAGGTCTGATGATTTGTTCCCATACTTCTACTTTCATAGAGGCATATTCATCTAATACAACATAAGCTAGACCTACGCCCCTCAGGGTATCAGGTCTATCTGAACCTTTGAGACTAATCTTTCTACCATTAGTTAGAGTCATCGTGGCAGTATTCTCGTGAGTAGTCTCAATCAAATCTGTATCTTGTAGAAGCTCCTTGAGCATATTCCACATAATATCTTTAGCCTGTTGGAAGGTAGGACCAATATAGAATACATCCTTCTCTTCAGACTGTAGTGCCTTGATGATTAATATCCAAGCTGCTAATCTACTCTTACCGAACCTTCTTCCAGCTGAAACTACTTTAAATCTAGCTGGAGAATTAAATATCTCTAACTGTGCTGGGTGTAGTGAGACATCTAATTCCACTCTAGACTGAAGTTCCTACCTTAACGATAGTCTCCTCTAACTTAGAATCATCTATGATGACACCATCTTCATAGACCAAAGGTTTAACTTCTTCAGCCTCTATGACCTTAGCCTCTAGTCCACCTACATTGATGACTATGTTCCCTTTACCTTCAGAAGACCTTAACTCCACCGCCTTCGTAGTAGGAAGGATTCTATCCATACACATCTTTAGACAAGTCCTATCTCCATCTAAAGCCATCTCTATGACCTTCTCTACAATCTCTGGACCTTTAGTAGACATTAACTCTCTACTTAAGAGGGTAAATTTGTTTAGACTACCCTTAGGTCTCCCATTAGGATTCATAGCGTGACCCTTCTTCATCTTAGGGTTACCTTTATTTAATCTTCGTTTATCATCTGGTCTCATACTTAAGTGTCCTCTAGGTTGACAAGAAGCTGTCTAGACGTTTCTTAAGTTTTATTCCTTACTGGCAGCTGGAGGTGTTATCTCTACTGTTAAATTTAGTGAAGAAGATTAAATAAAGAGTTGTCTGAGATTAGGCTCTTCAGGGTGAATCTTTAGTAGTGCCTTTATTTGGTACTACCTATACTATTATTATACCATACTTTAGGTCAAAAGTCAATAGCTAGGGTGAAATAAATATTCCTCTTTAGTGTTACTCTTAGGTCCCTCACCGCAGCTCCCCCTACATATAGTGTTTCTCCTCTGTTCTAACACTAGATGTAGTATTTAATTATATCCCCTCCTCCCATCTTCCTCAAATGCTGCCTCATCTGTCCGTGAGTGTAAATATTATATATCTATAGTAGCTTGGGGTCCCTCCGGTGCCTTTATGATACACACATAACACACCAGTCAAAGGGAATACACAGGCATAACACTGTTATGCGAAGGGAAGACAGGGAAGTGTGTCTATGATTATGGTTATATGACACTATAAGACACACATATGACACTATAAGACACACATATGACACTATAAGACACACATATGACACTATAAGACACACATATGACACTATAAGACACACATACATATATTTATT